GTTCTTGTGCTTGTTGTTGACTCATGCCCAAGGCTGTTATATATGCTTGGTTCAAAATGACATCGCCCCCGTCAATCTTATCTAAACTATGCTTTGCACGGATTTCATTGATCGTCATGTAATTTGATACTCTTTGAATATCTGAGGCAAGAGCATCTTTTTCAGTGTCTGCATCCAATCCCATAAATCTAAGTTCATATTTCTCATTTACTTGGTGGATAATATGCCTATTAATCCAATTCTGAACGCTTCTTAGTAGTGGGTAAAGCCCTTTATCTTTTGATGCTTGTATTCTTGCGCCGGGGCCTTGTTGTGTCAATGCTCCTGTTTGCCCTTCTGTACCAAACACAAAGCCCAATTCTGCAGGGTCAATTTGATACACTGAACACGCTACTTTTGTTAAGTAACCAAGCCAATCTTTATAACCCATCTCTTCCGCTGTTGCCCCCAAGTTCACGCTCTCAATCTCCTCTTGACTCTCTGGATCAAGTTGGATGATAGGTGTCCTCTTGGCTTGTGCGGGGCCTGATAAATTAGCATAGAACTCACGCTTAAACGCTCTAAATAACTGAGGGTTCATCTTGCTCTTGATCGCTAAGATAGAGTTTGCATGTATGCCATTTGTAAAGTTTGAGGCGTTATAGGTTTCAGCGTTGACTAAGTGGGTGACTACTTTAACCAATTCTTCAAGTTCTGGGAAGCCGTACCCCCTTGATGCTATGTTTGTTCTTGGTCTACGAATACAGAACGCTAATTTGTCGTTGTCAAATGTGGCTACTCGTTTACCATTGATCACTTGAATATATGCGCCATCTACCCAATCTCTTCGCCCCTCTTTTTTCTCTTCCTCTGTAACACTTGCACGCCTAATTGTACTTGCATCAACGGGGATAAAGCCTATGATTGCCCCGCCCCTATTTTTGATGATCTCAAAGCATGCTTGATCATAGATCAAAGAATCACGGATAATCATTCTAACAAAGCTCTCAAAATCCCACGCACCCCCAAACTTGTAACCTTCCCCACAAGTTTCTATCCAATTACTAAGCGCCTGCATTTCCTTTCTCTCTTCGTCCGTTGGTTCTTTGCTCTTATCTCTCAATCTGATTACATAGCCCGCCTTAAACTGATCTTCTTGGGGGATACAAAACTCAGCAATCTGATTAATTCTTGTTTGAAGGATTGAGGAAACAACGGGGACTCGTGACATATAGGTCAAAATATCATAATCAAGTTGACTTGTCCCCTCATGCTCTGATCCTCTATAACTATCTGAACTTGTATAAGCTGAATAATTAGAGGGGTCAAGATCGTACGCCGATGGTTCAACATTGCCCCCCGCCTCGGCTGTTCTTAGTGCTTTTTGTAACAATTCTTCAGATATATCGGCAAGCTCTGCCAATTGGTGAATCGTTGATTTAATGTGTGTCATATTAACTCCTTATCTTTTGTTTCTAGTATACCAAATTAAACGATTTTACATTGAGAAACAAAGATAAAGATAGAAAGTATCAAAGCACTTGAAACTAAAGCAGAAAAACAAAACAAGTGCCTTGATACTAATTTGATACACGCCTAAAGGTGCTACGCATTACATGGGTCTCGTTCAACTCTCACAAAAAGGGGCGTGTATCAAGTAGCAATGTACCATTTTAAACCAATTAATCAAGTTTTATTTTATTTTTGGCCTTCGTGATGGTGCGATGCCTTGTGATACAAAGCGACTTCGTACACAACTCGCATGAACCCCCATCACTTGGGCAATTTCAACATAAGACGCCCCCGCATGATACATTTTAATGACATCCTCTGGCAACGGTGAAAGGGGCTTTGTTGATGTGAATGGTTCAGAATATAGTTCTATGATCTCTAAAGGCGTCAATGGTTCATCTGCCTCTATTCTTTGTTCTATGAACTCCAAGCGGTCAATTTTCATAGTCATCATCCCTAGCAAGTGCCAAAATAGAATAACCTGCTATGTCCATATATGGACTTTCTCCCATAGGGTCGTTGTCTCTTGCAATCCTAGAGAGCTTATCAAGCATGCGAACAATCACATGAACATCTTTAAATTGGTCTACCTTGATCCCATTGGGGTAAAGAAGCGTGAGTATTTGCGTTGTCTTGTCAAACGCATTGCCATAGGCTTCATTTTTCATAGATAAAATTGTAGATAGATCACTTGCTATCTTTTCAAACTTGTTCATTTTGTACTCCTGTTAATCATGCACAAGTTTACATAGTTCAATGAATACTCTAAAATTTTATATAAGAACTATTGATTAACTGGCTTGCGTTTTGCCCCCGGCTTCATTCGTTCTTTTGTTAATCCCCATTCTTTAGCCTTTTTCATCAAAAGCGGAATGGAAACATTCAAATGCAAAGATATTGTTTTCCATGATCTTTTTTTCTCTAAGGCTTTTTGTAACTTTGCTTTAGTAAGTTTTAGAAGTACTGTGTTCATATCCACCTTCTTAATATTTAGTCTTTTAGCCGTGTAGATCACGCAATCCATAGACACATCAAAATGAATAGACAAGGCACGCCAAGAGATTGGCCCCTGCTTAATTAGGTTAATAAACTCTTCATCGTTAATCTTATGCTTCCTAGTCTTGGGGGCTGTGGGTTTGCTTATTTGTTCTTTGATAACGGGTTGATATAAGCCTAAACGCTTTGCCTTGGTGATAAGTTGAGTAGTAGAAATGTTTATTCGTCTTGCCATAGTCAACAATGATCCCCCCTTTTTATAGGTTGCTATGATCTCTTCATCCGTTGCAATATGACGATTTTTATAGGTTTGCTTATTGCTTAGTATGTTTTGTTGTTTAATCTTGTTTTCTAGTTTCAGTAACTTTGCATCAAGATCATGATCTACTCGCATATATTGTTCAACAAATGATCTTAATAGCTTGGCATCCTCAAACAATTCAAACAAAGCTATTTCACGGGTGCTTGTGCTTGGTTGTTTGCTTGTGTATCTTTTTTTCATACTCATAGTATTAATCCTGTGTGTTCAGAGGGATGTTTAAAGCTCGTAAAATGGTATAAATAGAACCTCGTGAAATGGTGCATATTCTACAAATATCCTCAATGCTATTTTGCTTTATGTAAAGTTCTTTGACTGTGTCTTTCACGCTCTCAAGTTTACTAGATAATCCTTTAGGTCGTCCACCAATACGCCCCCGCTCTTTGGCCGCTTTCAATCCTAGTTTAGTTCGTTCTCTAATCAAACCTAATTCCATTTCAGCCAAAGCCCCAAATATATGAAAAATGAAAGTCCCCATGTGTGTACTTGTGTCAATGCCATCGCTTGTTTTAAAGTGACAATCTTTTGATTTAATCTGTTCTACTAAGTCAATCAAATCTTTCATTGATCTCCCAAGTCTATCAAGTTTCAAAACTACAAACGAATCCCCCGCTTTTAATGACTTGAGAGCCTTCTTTAGTTCAGGTCGTTCTTTTGTCTTTCCCGTAAATTTTTCTTGATATATTTTTAGGCAACCGACGGATTTTAAATAGTCAATTTGAAGATCAAGTGATTGGTCATCAGTAGAGACGCGAGCATAACCGATTAACATGTGCATGTCCTTTTGTAGTGAGTTTCTACAAAAACACATGATTGACCGTTTTTTTATACTTAATTTTTCTTTTACAATAATTAGATAGTATCAGCTCCAAAGGTGCTACGCATTACACAAGTGTCGTCATCGTTGTTCTTATATTCCCTCAAAAAGGTGAGGAGCTGATAAGTATGTTTTACCATAATTTTAAATCTCTCATTGAGTTTTTTTAGCGTCACCAATCCAACGGTTAAACTCTTCTAATTGAGCCTTCCAAAACAAGACATCATCCTCTAGTTTGAATACTTGATCTTGTAGGGATTTGATTTGTTTCTTCAAATCTTTCTTTGTAGGTTTAAATTCAGGTGAAGCAATTACATCTTTTACAACCTCAAACATCTCAAGCTCTTTCTCGTTTGGCTCATGCTCTGGGGTAAAGATTACTTCTCTTAACTCTTTAAACTTTTGCTTCATATGCTTTTTTGTGACTGGTGTAGTCACTTGTTGTTTCTTATCTTTCATTTTACTTCCTTTTTTGGAATGTGCATTTAGTAAAACACTAGAGCAAGCGATTTGTTTTTATCATGCTTCAAGATTGTTTCCTCTTCATCCAAAAGCTATAACCTTGATCAATAATTGTAAGTAATGTCATTGTGCTAAACATTGGGATAGGTGCTAGTACACATAGAGTAAATAGGCTTGCTACGCTCATCAGTGTAGTTAAAACTATCATCATGCTCTCTTCTTTAAGAGCGAGGCTCATGGATAAATCTACAAAAGGCTTTACGATCATCCACATGATGACCATATTTAAAAGGCTGAGGAAAAACATATCATTCAATCTCTTTCATCCCTAGTTCTCGTAGGAATACATTGACTTGTTCGGTTGCTTTCTTGATATCCCTATTACACTCAATCAAAGCATTTAATGTTTCATCTAAATCAATAATATCTTCAGGTGCACAATTTGAGATATATCTAGGAATATTTAAGTTAAAATCATTATCTATAATTTCAGAGATAGATACTAGAGATATCGTTATCATATAATCCCCATGCGTCTGAGATGACCATCTACAACGGCTTTCATACTGGCTAGCTCGCTCTCTAACTCGATCAATGATTTATCATACCTATTCACCAAGGTGATGATACGGTTAGCATGCTTTATTGCTTGCTCTCTCTCAGTATCTGGGACATGCTCATGTATATAATCTAAATTCATTGAATAGATCGTATCGCTAGCTACCTTTAGATCATAGTACGGTTGATCTACTCTCTTATCAAAGATTTGATTGATAAGAGGCTCAAATAGTGGGTATTGCTCTTTGATACGATCAAGGTCAACACTGGGGAAACCGCCATGTATCAAGCCTTTTAAATCAAAGATATCTTCAGGCTCAGTATCTGGCATGTACCTATTGATTGCTAGTGTATATTCGTTCTTTTGGATTTCTTCAAGCTTTACAATATGCGATTTCATACTTGCCCCCTATTCTTAACCGCCTCAATGATCTTAGTATTGATCAGCTTGTTCTTCTTGCCAACCTTCTCAAACTCATCACTTGCGTCTATAAATAGGATATCCGTACTTGATCTATTCTTCTTCAGGATGAGCATGCAAGTAGGGATATCCGTTTGCTGAAATATCTTTGGAGGTAGACCTATCACCGTATCAATATAATTCTTCTTGATCAAATGCTCTCTTATCTTTTGCTCACTACTACCTCTAAAG